CCTGATGAGATCCAGATGGGCAAGCCCTGGACCGAGGGCGGAGTTACTAAATTCACAATCAATGGTCTAATGGAATATCTAAATAGACAAGATTGGAAACACTGGTCCAAGGCTCAAGTACAAGAGGGTATTAAAGCATTGAACGATGACGGTGATGGTGTGGGACACCAGAACATAATGAGAGGCGGCAAACGAACTTCGATTAGAGTTTGGTTTGTTCCTTCTTTTGAACCAGAAGAACTTGAAACAATCACAAAGGAGAATGATGATGACAAAATCCCCTTCTGAGAAACTGATACCTGTTAGCGAAGTTGCTGACTGGTTAGGTGTATCCAGATCCACTATTTATAAGTGGGTAGAACTAGAAAAATTTCCGCCGCCCTTGATCCTTGGAATCGAGGGAGATGGTAAGAGGAGTGCAAGCAGATGGTATAAGTCTGAAGTCACCGCTTGGTTAGAAGATCGACCGCGTGGTATACAACATGGGCTCTAGTACTCTGATCTTTGGACCTCCTGGTTGCGGCAAGACTTACACTCTTATTGAGAGCGTTAAGGAGGCTCTGGCTGAAGGCACGTCTCCAGATCGTATAGCGTTTGTATCTTTTACAAAGAAGGCGGTGCGTGAAGCTACGGATAGAGCCTGTGCTGCGTTTAACCTGACGGAGAAAGATCTACCTTATTTTAGAACACTACACTCTATGGCCTTTAGAGGGCTTGGATTGCAGTCTTCTGATATGCTTGGTCGAGATGATTGGAGAATCTTAGGGAACCAACTTGGTTTAATCTTTGATGGAGTAAGCGGAGTATCTCCAGACGATGGAATGATTATGCCTTTGCCGATTGGTAAGGGAGACACCTATTTTCAGTTAATGACAAGAGCTCGATACAAAATGATTTCTTTTGAAAAAGAATACAACCAACATGGAGACCGGGATATGTATTTTCCACTCCTAGAAAAGATTGAGAAAATTGTTTCTACTTACAAACAGGAAAACACTAAGTATGACTTCGTTGATTTGATAGAACTATACATACAATCTGTGATGCCTCCCTCGTTAGATCTATTGATTGTTGATGAGGCACAAGATCTGACACCGTTGCAATGGGAAATGGTAAAGACAATAAGCTCGAATGCGAAGAAGGTTTTATATGCGGGAGATGATGACCAGGCGATCCACCGATGGACAGGTGTTGATGTACGGTTATTCCTAGGGTGCAGCGATCAAAAAGAAATACTTACTCAGAGTTATAGATTACCAGTGTCAGTGCATCGTTTGTCTCAGCACTTGGTGCATAGGATAGATGAGAGACAAGAAAAAGAATTTAAACCTACCGAGGATCGAGGGTCTGTAAACTTTCACAGACAGATACGAGAACTTGATTTCTCCACAGGATCATGGACGTTGATGGCTCGAACCAATGCAATGGTACGAGAGTGGGGGGAGTTGCTACAGGCCGAAGGTCTTTTGTATTCTATAAAAGGTAGGAGTAGTATTAGCCAATCCACGGCAGAAGTGATTACTTCGTGGAAAAAATTACAGAGGGGAGAACATTTACCTCTTGCATCTGTTGTTAAACTCTACGAAAATGTCCCCAAGATGGGAGATTTCAAAGTAGTGAAACGAGGTTCGAGCAACCTATTACAGGCCGTTGATCCTGAAAGCCTCCTGTCTTACGAAGATCTTAAAGAAAAATATGGAATGGAAGCACCCAAGGACCGAGATGCGATGGACGTGGCTCGACTAGGCACTCATGATAAGCTTTACTTTGAGGCTATTGAGCGGAGAGGCGAGGACATTCTGGACGAACCTAGGATTAAACTGTCAACCTTTCATGCCATGAAGGGGGGAGAAGATGATAATTGTGTGGTATCTTTATCAAGCACTCGAGCATGTGCTGAGAATAGAAACCAAGACGATGAGCACCGTGCATTTTATGTTGGCGTAACGAGAGCTAAGAAAAATCTGCACATAATTGAGTCCGATAAAAAATACAGGTATATGGTATGAAAGGAAATAAAATGAAATATGCGATATTATATGTAGCGGCAATTGTTGCCGTTAATTATGGGTTTTCTGTTATAAAACCTTGGTTTGTGTTTGGTGCGGCTTTACCGCCAATGACCTTTTTAGTTGGAGCTGTCTTTATTTTAAGGGACTACGCACAAAAAGATTTAGGTCATTATGTTTGGGCTCCAATGGCAGTCGGTATTTTACTTAGTTACCTAATGGCTGATCCATTTATAGCGATTGCTTCAGCATTGGCTTTTATAGTTTCAGAAACAACAGATTGGGCTGTGTACACTAAAACAAAAAGACCTATGAAAGATAGGATACTTTTATCTTCCGCGATATCTGTTCCAATTGATAGCCTTGTCTTTTTGGTTGTTGCAGGATTTTTTGGTTGGACAGCATTTTTTGTAATGGTTGTTTCTAAAATGATTGCGTCAGTTATTGTTTGGTTATCTTTAAAATGATTCATTATCACGGCACTCCCTTAACACCTAACTCTGAATTGTTAAAGATGGCTGGAAAACACTTTTGTGTTAGTTATGCCAATCCAGAAAATGCAGATTGGTGTTTTAAGAATTCTCAATCTGTTATGTGGGATAATGGTGCGTTTACTTCTTACACACAAGGTCAAGAATTTAATTTAAAAGGTTTTATATCTTGGGTTGAGGAGTTTCTTTATCCCCCGCATTGGGGAGTAGTTCCTGATATAATTGGTGGAACAGTGGAGGATCAAAAGAAATTAATGCATGAATGGCCTTACTCTAAAGAACTTTCTGCCCCTGTTTGGCATATGAATTTACCCATTGACTGGCTACTTGAAATTGCAGACAATTATCCACGGTTTTGTTTTGGTTCTTCTGGACAATATTGGCAAGTTGGTTCTGAGGCTTGGTGTAGACGATGCGACGAAGCTTGGAATGAACTAACCAGAAGGAATTATCGACCTTGGGTACATATGATGAGGGGACTTTCTTTATGTGGGGATGTTTGGCCTTTTGCTTCTGCCGATAGTACAAATGTTGCTAGAAACTTTAAGAATATAGGTCATCAAGTTTGTCCAGAGAGAATGGCAAGAAGAATTGATTCTATTCAAAGTTGGAAGAAGTGGTCAATAAAAGAAACACAATTGTCTTTAATATAGGGAATCAATATGAAAAGAGAAGAGTTATTACAAAAAGCAGAATCCTTGGTCAACGGTCCGAGAGCCAAGCATTATGGAGATGCTTACGAAAACCATGAGCGTATCGCCAAGTTATGGTCTGTAGTGTTAGGGGTAGACATAACTGTTGCCCAAGTTTATCTTTGCCTAAACCAATTGAAGGTATCAAGACTTATTGAAACCCCTGATCATGAAGACTCTTGGGTGGACATAGCTGGATATGCAGCTTTAGGTGGAGAGAAATGGAACGAGTAGATCCTATTATATCTTGGTGGAGTGCGGGCGTGACGAGTGCGGTTGCTACTAAACTTGCCATAGATAAGTATGGATCTGATGCCGTCCGACCTATGTACTTTCAAATAGATAGTGCTCATCCTGACAACGACAGATTTAAAAGTCAGTGCGAAGAATGGTACGGTAAAAAAATAGAAGTTCACAGATCTCATAAGCATAATGATCAGTTTGAAGTTATCATCAAAGATAAATATGTTAATGGACCAGGTGGTGCCCGATGTACTTTGGTTCTCAAGAAGAGAGTTCGTCAAAGGATAGAGAAAGAAGTAGATTACTCAGGCCAGATCTTTGGGTTTGAGTATAGCAAAAAAGAAATCAATCGAGCCATTCGATTTAAAGAACAGTATCCTGATGCCAAACCTTTATTCCCTTTGATTGAGAACAAGGTCAATAAGAAGGAGTGTCTTTTTTATTTAGAGCAACAAGGAATTAAACGACCAACGATGTACACTCTTGGATACAACAACAATAATTGTATCGGTTGTGTGAAGGGCGGCATGGGATATTGGAATAAAATACGGACAGACTTTCCAGATCATTTTGAAAAAATGGCACAGGCAGAAAGACAAGTGGGTAATTCATGTATAAGAGGAATCTTTTTGGATGAACTTGACCCAGAGGCAGGAAGAAGACAGAAGATTGTGACCCCAGATTGTGGTAATTTTTGTGACATTGAATTTACAGAGATCATGCATCCTAGAGTTGAGTCGATCTACGAACAACCAGAACAATTATCTTTTATGTTTGAGGAGAAGTGATGCAGAAGAATCTATTCGAGATCAGTAGCAGTAACGATGATGATTACCTAATAAAAAACGAAATGGATCTCATTGAAAAAGACTGGAACATACCACCAGAGTACCCCGACCTAACAGGGTATAAACAAATAGCGATAGACCTCGAGACATGTGATCCTAACATCATGACTTTAGGTCCTGGTTGGTCAAGAAACGATGGGCATATAGCCGGGATTGCGGTAGCAGCAGGGGATTACTACGGATACTTCCCAATCAAGCATGAGAACGGACATAACTTAGACCACAAGATGACCATGAAATGGTTGAAGAAACAGATGGAAACCCCTGACATCGATAAGATCATGCACAATGCCACCTACGATGCAGGATGGCTCCGCTCAGTGGGCATTGATGTTCAGGGTAGGATAATCGATACGATGCTTGCTGCGGCTCTCATAGACGAGAACAGGTTCTCCTACAGCCTAAACAATTTAGGCAGAGATTACCTGGGTGAAACAAAAAGTGAGAGGCTTCTTAGAGCAGCCGCCGCAGAATGGGGGATCGATCCCAAGGCAGACATGCACAAACTACCTCCGAAATATGTTGGAGCCTACGCAGAACAAGACGCAGTGCTCACATTAAAACTCTGGGACAGATTCAAAGCAGAGATATCACAACAGGAACTAAGTCACATTTTTGATTTAGAAACATCTCTTATACCAGTAATGCTTGACATGAGACAGAAAGGCGTTCGCGTAGATCTTAACAAGACAGATAAAATTCGTTCAGAACTCAGGTCCAAGGTGCGAGAACTGAAAGCAGAGATCAAACGTAAGAGCGGCGTGGACATCGAACCTTGGGCAAATGCCTCTGTAGAGAAGGTGTTCCAAAAGCTAGACATCGAGTACCCTACTACGGAAGCGGGTAGCCCATCCTTTACAAAACATTTCTTGAATGCTCACCCTAATGATGTAGCTCAGATGATTGTAAAGCTACGAGAGTTTGACAAGGCAGACAGTACATTCATTGATAGTATCATGCGCCATGAACATAAAGGTCGGATACACACAGAGTTCCACCAACTTAGAAAGGACAATGCGGGAACTGTAACGGGAAGATTTTCGTCTAGTAACCCAAACCTCCAACAGTTTCCTGCGAGGGATCCAGATATTAAGAAGGCAATCAGAGGATTGTTTCTACCAGAAGAAGGTGAGAAGTGGGGAAGCTTTGACTACTCGAGCCAAGAACCGAGGCTCCTGGTGCATTTTGCATCGTCACTACCAGATGGAATGAAGCACTCTGTGGTTGATGGGATAGTCGAAGAGTACAACAATGGGGATGTTGACCTACACCAGATGGCGGCAGACCTTGCAGGGATCTCTAGGAAAGAAGCCAAGGTCGTTAACCTAGGTATCATGTATGGAATGGGTGTTGGAAAACTCAGCAATCAATTGGATATTGCCAAGGAGGAGGCCAAGGATATTCTTGAACTCTACAACGATAAGGTGCCTTTCGTAAAACAGTTGGCAAACATGGCAAGTCAAAGGGCCGAGAGCCAAGGACAGATACGAACGATCCTTGGTCGTAAGTGTCGGTTCCACCTATGGGAACCTCGAACCTTTGGATACAATAAAGCGTTACCACTAGAAGATGCTAAGAAAGAATATGGTGGACTTGGAATGTTGAGAAGAGCGTTCACTTACAAGGCTTTAAATAAACTTATCCAGGGAAGCGCAGCGGATCAAACGAAGAAAGCTATGGTCGATTGTTATGCAGAGAAACTTCTTCCTATGTTAACGGTTCACGATGAGTTGTGCTTCTCAGTAGAAAGTCAAGAACAAGCTAAAAGAATAACTGAAATCATGGAGACAGGGCTACCATTAAACGTACCAACAAAGGTGGACTGTGAACTAGGCGACAATTGGGGGGAGGCAGGATAATGTCTGAAGACGAACTAGATAAATGTGTTGGGTTCAAAGATATGAACACAATGCAAGCAAAAGAATTAATTGTGTTTATACAAGACTCCTTGAATCTTGTAGATAAGTATTGCTCAGAAGAACAGTTCTTAGAACATTTTGATAATGCGAGGGAGTTAGTTCAAATGTTTGGTGGCAGTGGTATTGAGATTAAAACTATGACGAACGATTGAGGATGTCCGCGTTCCGAGGATCACCCAGTAGGCTTGGAGATAAGTTGGTTCTATTTATTGGTTGAGCTACAGGAGTAGAGATGTTCATGT